ACAGCGTGAGGAAGTCAAAGGATATGACTCAAGTATCGGCGTTGATGGTTGGCCGGTCGATCCCGCGCATCCAATGAAAAAATAAAGGCACATTAGATTTGACAGCTTGACCGCCGCCGGTAGGGGGAGGGTCGAAAGCTATTTGCTGCAAACTGCAAACCGGCCTGTGTGCTGTCTTTTTTGTGCAAACTAGGATTTTTACGAGACAAATGAAAAGAACAAGAGCTGACAGCGCGGAGAATGCCGCCAAAGTAATGTCGGCGGCGGGGCAAACGGTGTATGCTCCCAGCACCGTCCCGTTGTCGGCAGACGACTTACCGTTTTTCTCTAACGTGATAGAAGAGTTTGCGCGGTCGCAATGGTCGACCCATGCGCTAGAGCTGGCCGCGATGATGGCCAGATGTATGTGCGACCTTAATCGTGAACAGCAAGAATTAAGAGTTGAGGGGTTCATTGCAGTCCGAGAAAACGGAACAACGGTCGAAAATCCTCGCGCTAGAGTTGTAAAATCATTGACCGGCGACCTCTTATCGTTGCGTCGATCGCTTGGAGTGAACGCGCGCGCGCGCGAAGAGGCGCACGTTGCAAGCAAAAAGACAGCTATATCAAAGGCTTATGAGAAAGATGCGACCGATTTGGACGACTTAATTGCTCGGCCGCAATGACGCGAGGTCGTAAAGTTTGCGATTTTATTGAGAAATTTTGTTTAATTCCGGAAGGCGCGGACGTCGGCAAGCCAATGAAATTGTTGCCGTTCCAAAGAAAATTTATCAAAGAGGTTTTTGACAACCCCAACGGAACGTCGCGCGCTTATCTTTCGGTCGCTCGGAAGAATGGTAAGTCCGCATTGATCGCGGCGATTGTCTTGGCGCACTTGATCGGACCCGAAGCACGACAAAACAGTCAACTTATTTCGGGCGCAAGATCGCGAGAACAGGCGGCGCTTGTGTTTAAGTTGGCCGAAAAAATGGTCCGATTATCGCCGGAGTTGATCAAGGTTATCCGGATCGTGCCTAGTCAAAAGATGCTGATCGGCTTGATAATGAACGTTGAGTACAAAGCGATTAGCGCCGAGGCTGGAACGGCTCACGGCTTGTCGCCAGTGTTGGCAATCTTAGACGAAGTAGGACAAGTTCGCGGACAGCAAGATAGTTTCATTGAGGCAATCGAAACAGCGCAAGGCGCGCACATTAATCCGCTGTTGATTGCAATCTCGACTCAAGCGGCAACGGACGGAGATTTATTTAGCATATGGCTCGACGATGCGGCGAATGCAAAAGATAAACGGATCGTTTCGCACCTCTACACCGCGCCCAAGGAATGCGAAATTATGGACCGGCTTGCGTGGAGAAAAGCAAACCCCGCACTTGGAAAGTTTCGCTCGCGTCAAGATATGGAAGATTTTGCAAAGCAAGCGGAGCGCTTGCCCGCGAAATCAAACAGCTTTCGGTGGCTATATTTAAACCAGCGGATTGAGGCGCAGTCTCCATTTCTGTCGCGATCCGAATGGGAAGCAAACAGCGGACCGGCCGCTGTCGAGCTTGGCGACGTTTGCTATGCTGGCTTAGACTTGTCAGCGTCGAGAGATTTGACGGCGCTTGTTTTAGTTTTTCCGAAGGACGACGGCTTTCATGTTGTGCCTCATTTCTGGCTACCGGCGGACGGCTTGCTCGACAAAAGCCGGTCGGAAAAAGTGCCTTATGATATGTGGGCGGATCAAGGTTATTTACACACGATCGCCGGTCCTGTCATCGTGCCGGAAGTAATAGCGCGCGCCGTTGCGGAAGTTGCCGAAGATTACGATTTACAAATGCTGGCTTATGACCGCTGGCGGATTAACGATTTTACGAGAGAGCTGGATAACATTGGAGCGGTCATTCCGATGGTTCCGTTTGGTCAAGGCTTTAAAGATATGGCACCGGCGGTTGACAAGTTAGAGCGATTGGTTGCCGATCGCAAGCTGTCTCACGGTGGCCATCCAATACTCAATATGTGCGCGGCTGGTGCCGTTGCTCAATCCGATCCGGCGGGAAACCGGAAACTTAACAAGGGAAAATCTTACAGTAAGATTGACGGACTTGTCGCTCTGGCGATGGCTCTGGGAACGGTTGGCGCGGAAGAAATCGCGGCGGCTTCTCCGTGGGATGATCCTCAATATAAGCTGGCGGTTTAAGGATAGACATGGGCGTTTTTGATATATTCAAAAAGGAAGATCGGAACCTTGAGAATCCGAATGCGCCAGTGTCGGCGCAAGACTTCTTACATATAATGGGCTGGAACCATTCGACCAGCTCGGCCGGTGTAACTGTAAACATCGAAACAGCGCTTGGCGTTCCGGCGGTTTGGGCGGCGGTTAATTTTATTTCTGGAACTTTGGCAAGCTTGCCGCTTGAAGTCTACCGCGTCAACGAAGCTGGAACCGAGCGCGTTCGGACAGGATTGGCCCAATGGATCGACCGCGCTGTCAGCCCCTACAAGTCGAGCTATGAATGGCGTAAGTACACGTTTGAACAAGTCCTTACCGGCGGTCGTGGCCTAACATATATTGCGCGCAATAACTCCGGCGAGGTCAGTGATCTTCTGCCGCTTGATCCAAATTCGGTACAAGTCGCCGAGGTATCGGATCAAGTCGGACTAGGATTAAAAAGCTACCGGACGACTGCGAGATATTACGACGCTTCTGAAATTCTTGATTTCACTTACATGACTAAATCGAATATGATCGACAGTCGTGGTCCGATAATGGCGCATCGCGAAACACTCGGAATGGCAATCGCGGCGGCGGCGTATGGCTCAAAAGCATTTCAATCCGGCGGTATTCCACCGGCTGTTTTGCAAGGTCCATTTCAGAGCGGCGCAGCGGCGTCCAGAGCGTCCGAAGATGTTGCGGCTGCGACAGCCAAGCTAGCGCGCGAAGGTCGCCCTGTCATGGCTCTCCCAGCCGGACACGAATTAAAATCAATCGGTTTTTCACCGAACGATATGCAGCTCATAGAATTGCAACGATTTGTGATTGAGCAAGTCGCAAGAATTTACAGTTTGCCTCCGATCTTTTTGCAAGATTTATCGACCGGCACGTTTTCAAATGTGGAACAACAAGACTTGCATTTTGTTAAGCATACGCTTCGCCGATGGATCGAACAGTTTGAACAGGAAATGAATTTGAAACTATTCGGGCGAACAAGCGATTTGCAGATCAGATTTAATGTCGACAGCTTGTTACGCGGTGATCTTAAAACGCGGATGGAAGCACACGCGACGGCAATTCAGAACGGCATTAAGACGCCAAATGAAGTTCGCGATTTAGAGGAATTAAGTCCGCGAGACAACGGTGACGACCTTTTAATTCAAGGCGCAACGGTGCCGATCGGAACACAACCAAACGCGGTTGACCAAGAGGAATAACAAATGGAAAATTTTGAAAGTAGAACGGCGACCGGATTTGAAATTCGGGCGGACGGCGACGCTGTTTCGGTCGAAGGATATGCGGCCGTCTTTAATCAAGAAACTATGATTGGTGGACAGTTTCGTGAGCAAATTGCGCGCGGCGCTTTCACCGACGCGGTCGGTCGTGACGACGTTGTTTTCTTGGTCAATCACGCTGGCTTGCCCTTGGCACGAACTCGCTCCGGAACTCTACAGCTTTCGGAGGACGATCACGGTCTAAAAATGCGCGCCGATCTGGACATGACTGATCCGGACGTCCGCGCAATTGTTCCAAAAATGCAACGCGGCGATCTGGATAAAATGTCGTTTGCATTTATTCCGACGCGGCAGAAGTGGGATGACGACGACGAATACCCGCGCCGCACAATTGAAGAGGCATCATTGCACGACGTTTCGATTGTAACCACTCCGGCGTACGACGGAACCGCGATCGGACTTCGATCTCTGGAAGATTTCAGAAAATCACAAAAGAAAACCCAAGCGGCTCGCCGAGTCAGGATGAAAGCTCGCTTGCATAAATAACGGCGTTTCCGCTGTTAATTGCCCAACATTCCGCGCTGTGGGCGAGCGCTGAACGGAACGTCGTGACGACGTCCCTTTCCCTTAGATGGAGGCCCACAATGGCTGACTTAAAAGACTTGCGGGAGCAAATGGCGCGCATAGCCACAGAAGCCCGTTCTAAATTAGACGAAGTTACAAACGACACACCCGAAGAAAGAGCAACAGAAATAGAAGCTCAATTCGACGCGATGATGGTCGACCACGACAGGCTACAAAAGAAAGTCGACAACGAGGTCCGTTTGCAAAAAGCAATGGACAAACTTCAAGCTACTGACTATAGCAAAGCGCCTGTTGTCGAGGGTCGTGTTGCTCCAGCGGTTGATGCTGGTTTGACAATTGACTATAGAACAGCGTTTGCCGAAATGGTTGCGGCTGGAGGCGATGCTTATGTTGATTCAGAAGTTCGTCAGGTTTTAAAAGAATATCGGGTACAAACGGCTGGAACTAACACCGCTGGCGGTTACACTGTTCCGGTCGAGCTTGCCAATTACATTATTGAAAGCATGGCGGCATCTGGTCCGATGTACACGTCTGACCTTTTTACTGGCTTCGATAACGGTTCTGGAAACACATTCAACATTCCTACGCTTGACGATACCGGCTCTACAGCCGGAGCACATACAGAGGGCGGAGCTGTCGTAGACGACGGCGGGAAAGACGCAACATTCGGACAGAAAACAATGTCTGCATTTGCGTTTAATACTGAATGGATTCGCTGGTCTGCGGAACTAAATACAGACAGCATATTTTCGATGGAGCCACTCTTAGGTCGATTACTTGGCGATCGCATGGGTCGTCTTGCAAATAGCAAGTTGACAACTGGATCGGGCAGCTCGGACGTCGAGGGAATTGTTACAAATTCCGCGCTTGGTGTAACAGCGGCGAGTGCGACGGCGATTGCTTCGGACGAATTAATTGACCTGATACACTCTGTTGATCCAGCTTACCGGACCGGCCGAATGGCGTTTATGGTGAACGATCAAACTCTTGCGGCAATTCGTAAGCTAAAAGACGGCCAAGGAAATTATCTTTGGGCGGCTGGGTCATACATAAACAACACTCCGGACAGTTTGTTAGGTTATCCTATCGTTGTAAATCAGGCGATGGACTCAATTGCGACAGCTAAGAAAACAGTTCTGTTTGGTGATATGTCAGCTTTCTATGTTCGCAAGGTTGGCGCTCCGGCGCTCTATGTCGCGCGCGAAAGATTTGCGCCTGATTTTGGTATTCTTGGATACATTCGTTTTGACGGCTGTCTTACTAATACGGCCGCTGTCAAGCACCTCGTTCAAGCTTAAATAATTCGGGCGGGGCGCAAGCGCCCTGCCCTTTTACTTCGGGAGAAATCAAATGAAATTACGACTTCTCAGCGACATGGCCGGTATTGATTACGGTTACAACAAAGGCGACATTATTACCGTCAACGATAAGGACGCGATCAGGCGTTATATTGAGAACAATATTGCGGAGCCGGTGACAACGTCAAAGAAAGAAACCGCCGCGAAAAAGACGTCTGAAATAAAAACGGCTGTCGGAGAATAACAATGACTTTGCCGCTCCAACATCGAATTGAGCTGATAACGCCACCGGCGTCGGACGTGTTTACAATTTCTGATTTAAAAGAACACTTGCGAGTTGAGCATGACGACGAAGATCAATATATCTATTCGCTAATGAGCGCGGCTACTTCGTTCGTCGATGTTACCGGCGCACTTGGAAAAGCTTTGATAAATCAAACTTGGGGTGAGTGGATCGGTCCAAACCCAAGAACGGTTTTGCTTTCGCTCGGTCCGGTGCAGTCTGTCGACGCCATAAAATATTACGACGCTGACAACAATTTACAGACCTCGACGCTTTCACAGTTTTGGATTTTAGGTACAGCCGGACAAACAACGGTAACGCCGAAAACCGGCTACAAATGGCCGACAACTTTTAACCGCGACGACGCAATAAAGATTGAATATACGATCGGCCACGGCACAAGCGGAAGCAGCATCCCACAGGCGGTTCGCCATGCGATGTTAATGTTGATTGGGCATTATTACGAGAACAGAGAAAACGAGCTTATTGGTACAATTTCAAAGACGCTTCCGTTTGGTTTTGAAGATTTGATAAATTCGCAAAGGTCGTCTTGGTATGGCTAGAGCGGGATTGTTTCGCGACGCTTGTCAGTTTCAACGGATGTCGGCGACTGTCGACAGTTATGGAAACACGACCGGCGACTTTTCAAACCTAGTACGCCGATCCGGTTATCTGGTCGAGCGCATGGGTAAAGAAGCTACCGAGGGCGGCGCACTTAAAGACGTGTCAATTGCATCTTTAACGGTGCGCGCTGATGATGTCATAAAATCAATTACGGTTGCTGACCGCGTTATAGCTCGCGGAATAACGTGGGCAATCAAGTCAATACTACAGCCGACAAGCAAGGGCGACGTTTTAGAGTTGACGCTTGAAAAAGGAGTTGCGGCGTGAGGGTCGAAAGCAAGCGTTTGCAAAAATCTTTTTCGGATTTGCCTAACGCATATTTTAAAGAGCTTGAAAAAATGATCCGCAAGTCGGTTAGCGAGGGCGAAAAATTTATGCGCTTGCTAGCGCCGGTTGACAAGGGCGAGTTAAAGTCTGGCATCTCAACGCAGTTTGGCAGGATAGAAGAAGGCGTGGCCGGAAGCCGTAAAGAAATTTTTGCCGGTTCGATTGAGGCGGCTGCGAGCACAAAAGAAGATCAGACAAAAGCAAAGGCGATCGAACTTGGTCGGCGCAAAGGCGAGCGAGGCACGACTGTCGCTTTCCCATACGTCCGTCGCACTCGCGACATGGTCAATAGAAAATACAAGGGTCGGGTCCGCCGGACATTTACAAAAGTCAAAAACCAAGTTGGGTTAAAATGAGTTCGTTTTCGCTAGAGTTACAGAAAGGCGTCCGCGCAGCTTTGACGTCAGCGAGCGCTGTAACGTCTTTAGTTTCAACCCGCATTTTTGACGAAGCACCGCACAACGTTGTTTACCCTTATATCAGGTTCGGCGGGATCATTCC